TCCATCTCGCCATTTAGTTTTGTTGCTAACTGACCTAGATCTTCGCCTCTCCTAATTGCATCATTCCAGACACCTTTATTTCTTAACTGCCAACCAGAGATATATTTGTTTATCCCATACTCAGTCATTAAGAACTCAAGCTTATCCAGAATAGTATCCATTGTTTTGTTTGGATCTACTGCCTCTGGACCAATGTGTTTAAAGGATTCAGCTGTAGTTTCAATCTCTCTACCGAGAGTATCCATTGTTCTAGCTGATGCCTCAGTAACACTACGACCAAGGAACTTATC